CTTGAAATTTGGCCTGATATTTGTCTAATGAGTCTTTTTTCCTCAGATTGAAATTTCATTTGGTTAGTTTGATCAATCAGAATATTTCGAATATCCTGCTGCTCATTTACAACATCTTTTTCAACCCCAACTCTTCTTTGGAGGATTTGAAGGAGTTCTTGTTCTAAAGAAAGAGATACTTCCTTTTCTTTATTTAAATTTTTCTGATTTTGAATGTCCTGAGGAGTAGCCATCAATAATATATTTTATTATAAATATTAGAAATTACTACTTTTTTGAAGCCCCTGTTACATAACTAGGAGGTGAGATTTGTCTTTGTGGTATTTTGCTTTTATCAGGGTTAGCTAAGTCTATGTCATTAGAGGATTTCTTTTTAGCTTCGGATTCAGCATCATACCAAGATTTAATTTTATTGAATGTGAAATTACGAAGCCATATAGGCATATTATATACCGTAGTATAGTCGTACCCCTTACCATGAAATATAATTTCGTGAATTTTATTAAATATTGATGCTCTGTGTAGTTGGATCTGTTTTATAGATCCGGCCAAAAAAAACCTAATGAAATCGGAATTTCAATTACATCACCATTTTCTAAAGTATAGTCTAAGTCAATATTAGGAGATACTTTTTTAATATAAGTTCTTAAAGCTCGTGAATCTTGAGCTAGTAGGTGATTTTCTACAAAAGATCTGATTTCGGATTTATCCCCATTACCATCAATAGATACAATTTGGTGTTTTAGTCGGGTTGTAATTTCTCCACCCCCTAACGATTTAAATTTAGTTAAGGATTTTATCTCTTCTTGAATAGTTTCTTCATCCTTTTCAGTCAGGATTTTGAATTTTATTTGAATTTTTGATTTTGGAAATTCAAAAGAAAAATAACCATCTCCATCTACTAGAGAATCATCAAATGGTTTTGAGTCTATAGTTGATAAGTCGGTTTCGTATTCTTTACCATTGTGGGTAAATTTATACTCTGAGCCATAACCTAATACTCTGGCTGCCATAAACATAGCATTTTTGTCCCCGGTACATACGTCCTTAGTGTCAAACTTCTTTAAAGTTAACTCTTCCATCAACTTTTCTAATACTGTACCTTTTGTAATTAAGTTCTGATTTGTTAGGATGTCTTCTTCCTTAGCAGTCATATACTTTATCTCTACTTTCCCATCACGTAAGGGGTGGTCTTTAGGATAAATTTTTCCTTTTGAAGGTAATTCAACTGTTTCTGTTGGGAAGTTAGGTTTTGCTTCTGTGCTCATATAAATTTTATTTGCTATAACTTAATTATCATGTATACATATGCAATGTAAAAAAAAGCTTGACCGAAGCCAAGCTATTTTCAAATCTATATGTATTTCTTACTAGAAATTCAATACACAATAATCCATTCCGATTGTCATATCAATATTCATAGCTTCACCATCATTGTCCCAATTCATATCTGCAAATGAAGCATCTTTTATAAATGCACCTTTGATAATCCATTCCGAAACAACATCTCCTACAGGACCTAACACATCTATAGTTAAATCTTTTTTATAGAAATCACTATAACCATCTCTACCAGTTACAGATTCATGGTGTAATCTAACCCACTCCATCACAGCTTGTGCTCCTGAAGGTGTAATAGGGTCAAATAATTGCATTGTGATGTCATTCCATCTTAATTTACCTTTTACTTTTCTGTAAGTATTAATATGGTTTAATGTAATTTCATCTTGTGCAAACCCTAACCCACTAACACCTTTAATAATGTAAGATGGGAAACCGTCAACATACATGATAAACCTATTTTGTACTTTTGGTTCAAAAGCTGTGAAAAATATTTCGTTTGGGTCTAATACTGCCATTTTATGTTATGTTTAATTTTTGTTCAATTATAAATATGATACCTTCTAATTCTTATGCAGGAAATTCTGCTCCTGTAGGTAGAATGTTGAAGTCTAGGTAAATGAATTCAGCCGTTTTAGTAGGTTGTATGTATATAGCACCTCTTAATTCGTTTCTATCAATTACCTCGGGTCCATTGTTTGAATCGTTCATTACAACTTTAAACGCGTATAAACCTTGTCTTTGTTGTACTGATTCCATATATGGATTAACTTGTCCTAAGAATATATTTCTTGTAGCTGCTGTATTTTGTTCAAATACTAAGTTATCAGAAATTTGTGAAATATAATTCTT